GGATTTTCAGGAGGTGGAGTAAGGGGGGTGGAGCCGGTGGAGGTGGTGGTGGAGCACCTGGTGTAGGTATTGAAGAAAGGATATTAGAAATAACGTGATAATTAAATGTTTTTCTCATGATAATGTTGATAGTTTAGAAAAGATGGATTCACAATTTTTAACTAAAACTATTTTAGATTATGCCACTAAAAACGGAATGATTAAGAATCATATTAATCGTAAATTAGAACTTTCTATTGAACTATTTAAAGAAAGAATCACTAATTTAAATGGTATCTTGAATAAAATCAATGATAAACTAGATAACATCCAAAAAGAAAAAGAAAGTTTGAGTATTACTATAAATTCTAATATTAATAGTCTTAAAATGGAATTAAATAAGAATATCTAACTCAGAAGAATTCGTCAGAATAAATTATAAAATAAAGAAAGTCTAAAATATGAAATTCAAATGTCACGGAAAATTACAAGATAATATTTCTTATGAATGTTTGTTAGATTATCTTTCTCAAATAATTATTACTAAATTTGATGAAGACTTAAAATTGAAACATCAGATATATGAGAAAGAGAAAAGTAATTTTTCGAAAACAAAGAAGGCTGTAAAGGAAACTAAATTAAAATTTCTTGATGCTGTTAAGGAATTAGCAAGAATGAAAGTAATGGTTTCTATTCTTACAATCATAGATACCTTGAGAAAAGAAGGTGCATTGTTTGGGGAAAGAAAGCGTAAAATCATTTTATTGCTTAATGAATTAAAAGCCAAGAATTTTAAGGAATTAAGGATGATCGAAAAAAATTTACATCTTATAATTCCAAATAATCCTAAGATAACGAACTACTAGCAAAAAAATAATTTTTTTTGCTGAAAATATGTGAGGTATTTTAAAAATGAAAAAAGGTGATACTAAAGTCTTGTTAGAACAAGTCTATGACAAGGTGGAAAAAGTAACCGGTAGCAAGGTTACTAATCCTCTTCAATTTCGTAGACTGATAATTGATGATAATGCATGGAATACGTATATATCCTCTTTAGAGGAAGGTTTGGCAGAACATTTAGTTCCAGGGTTTAGACAATTATCTGAGAACTATCGAGTTCAATTTCTAGAATCTGCAAACAATATGTCTGCGTTTAATCCTTACGAAACATTATATGTACCTATTCTTCGTAAGTTTTATCCTCGAACTATTGCTACTCAGTTGGTTAATACTATTCCGATGGATAAACCAACTATTGTGAAATATTTCTTAAAAGGTAAATTCAAAAAGTATGGCCAGAGTACTTATCCAGATAATCAAACTTTTCCAGTTATGAGTGCAGATATGTCTCGCGGTCCTTCATATGGTTATACTTCTACGGCTACTTCAACTCGTACTGGTAGTAATCCTGGTGTTGCCACGGATGTTCTCACTGCGATGGGTTTAGATACTTCTAATGCCCATATCGAAAAGGACTTTGTTATTAGTGGTATTGCAGATAGTACATCTACTTCTGAAGTTACTATTGTTCCAGATATTGATGGTAATTTTTCTGCTTCCGTTACCACTTTTGGTGGAGATGCCGATGTTGTTTCTGGTCGTATTGATTATGATAGTGGTATTTTAACTTGGTCTAGCAAAACGGATGCTGTAGTTTCTGTTACGTATAAAGCATATGCTTCTTTGGAAGAAAACGAAATTACTACTGCAACTAAATTGGAATTCGAAAAGATTCATATTAATGCTGTTGGTAGACAATTGCTAGCTGAATGGACTCTTCCGTTTGAACAAGATGTTCGTGCTTTGTTCCAAACGGATGTTCAAAGCCAAATTGTTAATATTATGGGCGAACAAATTGCGTTGGATATTGATAGAGAAATTATTAATGATTTGATCAGTCAAAACTCTACTCAGAATGATACTGATCATACTGCTAGTTTCGACATTAATCCTTCTGCTACTTATACGTTTACAAAATCCCAATGGTACCATGATGTTTTGATTCCGATAAACAATTTGGCTGCTAGAGTATATGATGATTCCCAAATGGGTACTGCAAATATTCTAGCCTGTAACCCCATTGATGCTGCGATATTTGAAACCCTTAATACTTTCCGATATGAAGGTGATTCTTATCAAGGTGGAGATTTAGGTTATGCTACGGGTTCTCTACAGGGAAGAAAGTACACCATTTTAGTATCGAGTGTTGTACCAGTAAATAATGTAGTAATGGTATATAGAAGTAATGATGAAGCTAGAGCGGTGTATGCCTATTGTCCTTACATTCCTCTGACTTTAACTCCTTATCCAATGTCTACGGTACCTAGCGTCACTATTATGGCTCGTTACGGAGTCAAATGCTTACGTCCAGAAGGTATCGCGTGTTTGCAAATTACCGATACTTCCTCATAAGTGTATCGGGTTTATAATAAAAAAGGCCCAAGGGTTAATTTCCTTGGGCCTTGAATTTCATCCAATTTTTTTTGGATAAACATTAAAATTCGAATAAATCATGATAATATGTCAAATTTGTCAAAACGAGTTTAAAAATAATTCTAATCTAAGTAAGCATCTTAAACAACATCGGATTAAACCAAAAGAATATTATGATAAATATTTAAAAAAAGAAGATATTGGTATTTGTTCTAATGAGAACTGCTATAATGAAACGTCTTTTTTATCGGTAGAAAAAGGTTATTCTAAGTATTGTTCCAAAAAGTGCGTGGCTAATTCAATTGAAATTAAAAATAAGAAAAAAGAAAAAATCATATTTCTAAATGAAACCAACTTAAATAGAAAAGAATTAATTGATAAAAAAAGAAAAGATACGTTTCAAAAAAATTATGGATATAACCATCCGTCCAAATCCCCTATTATTCAGGAGAAAAAAAGAAATACCTGTTTAGAAAAATACGGTATGGATCATCCATATAAAACAAAAGAAATTCAAGATAAATATAAAAGTACATGCTTAAAGAAATATAATGTAGATAATGTTTCTAAGTTAAAAGAAACTAAGCAAAAAATAGAACTCACATGTTTAGATAGATATCATGTTAAAAATATTAGTCAAAATATTGAAATTAGAAATAAGGTTAATCAAACTAATTTAAGAAAATATGGAAATATATGTTCTTTACAAGGAGAATATATAAAAGTTAAAACAAAACAAACTTGGTTAAAGAAATATGGTTTTGTACATTTTTCAAAATCTGAAATAATTAAAGAGAAAAAGAAAATCACATGTTTGAAAAAATACAGTGTTAATAACCCATTTAAATCGAAACAAATTAGGGAAAAATATATAAGAACATGTAATTTTAAATATAATACTAATCATCCTAAACAATCTAAATTATATAAAAATAAATATAAGATTGATTTTTATAATAAGTTAATTAATTCAGGTAGATTAAAAAATATAGTTATACCAAATTTTGCGTTGAAGGAATACATTAATGTGGAAAATGAATACTCATGGATTTGTCTTAAATGTAATTCTATATTTGAAGATAATCTAGATAATGGTAAAATACCCAGATGCCCTAAATGTTTTCCTCCTTTGAATGGAACTTCTAAATCAGAACAAGAAGTAACTAATTTTATAAAGGAAGTAACAACGGATATAGAAGTTCATAATCGTACAATTCTTAATGGAAAAGAACTTGATATTTTCATTCCTTCTCATAATTTAGCTATTGAATTTAATGGTTTATATTGGCATTCTGAAATTGGAGGGTGCACAACACCGAATTATCATCTAAACAAAACTCTTCAATGTCAAGAAAAAGGGGTTCAGTTAATTCACATCTTTGAAGATGAGTGGATTGAGAAACCAGAGATAGTCAAATCCATAATCAAAGCCAAATTGGGATTAATTATCAACAAAATTCCAGCCAGAAAATGTATTATTCAGCTCGTCTCAAATGAGGAAGCATTTGAGTTTCTAGATACAAATCATCTACAAGGTTTCATAAATGGAACTCATATTGGATTATTCTTTAATGGGGAACTTGTATCAGTTTTGACTTATGGCAAATCTCGATTTAATAAGAATTATGAAACCGAGATATATCGTTTCTGTAATAAAAATAATTTAATAGTTCAAGGTGCATTATCAAAATTAATTAAACAAATTAAAAGTAATTCAATATTAACTTATGTAGATAGAAGGTATGGAACTGGGTTTGGTTATTTAAAAACAGGATTTAAATTGATAAATAGTTCTACACCTAATTACTTTTATACAAAGGATTATCAACATAGAGAATCTAGAATTCAATATCAAAAATCCAAGTTAAAGGACAAATTAGAAATATTTGATGAGAATTTAACGGAATGGCAGAATATGCAGTTAAATAACTATGATAGAATATGGGATTGTGGAAATTTAGTATATTTTTCATGCGATTAATTCTTTGTCTCCTTTATCTTCTAAAATTAAATGTTTCTGATGATTTAATCTAGATTCTCTTTTCAAATAATCTTTCATATAAAAATAATTAGGTTTTGATTGACCTAATTTCTTGAAATAGAGAAAATGAATTATTGGAAAAACTTGATGATTTAAATTGGAAAATTGAATAAATATTGTTAACTTTTAAAATGAGAGAGGTACATTATGAATGAGCAAGAATTAACAAAAACTATAGAACATATTAAAGAAATCATATTAAAAACAAAAAAAGAAGAAGAAATAATTAAAAGAAAACTACAAGAAAAAAGAATGGCATCTTTAGAAAAGTCACTAAAAGATTGGAGACATTTTTTACCATTTAAAGAAAGGATTATAGCAAATGGATGATATTTTAATTTGTAGTTATGATAGACTCAGGCAGTTATTAACTGACATTGAAAGTTTAAGTAAGAATATTGATATCAAAGAAGAGCATGGTATTAAAATTGATACTATTCTTGATAATCAAACAAGAATTTTTCAAATTGAGAAAGATCTTAGAGATTTTCAATATTATATTGATAATTTTTCCAAAATGACAGAAAGTTTTCAAATTATTAAAGATGCTTATTTTCAGTTAGTTGTTTCAAAGATATCACCACCACCTGAAAATAAGGAAGATTATCCTAAAAGTCCTGGTGTTAGTGTAATTCAATCAGAAGACGAGGATAATAAAATTGGTGATTTTAAACCTACTGATACCTCAAAGATAATTAAACAACATGATGTTACCTCAACTATTGATGAAGAATGTGAGGTATATCATGAATGATAATGAATCTAATATAAATAATAATATTAATATAGTGAATGAAAAAATTATGAGTGTAATTATTACACTCTCAAATGGAAAAGTATATTATTTTTCAGGACCAGCATTTCCAGAAGAATATGAAGGACTTACTATTACAGATATTAAATTCACTAAACCATATGATTTACCTGGTGATTATCATTTTGAAGTTATAAACAAAAAATGAATTATATATATTAAAATATAGGAGTGTTGTTAAATTTATTTTTCTAAAAAGAAATTCAAAATTTAATCTAAATATATCAGAAAGATAATTATATGATTTTATATGAATTTTACTGCGATAATTGTGATAAGACTTTTGAAATGTTTACAAAAGTGGGTGTAAGAAATGTTAAATGCCCCGTTTGTAATAATAATTCTCAAAAAGTCTTTTCTTGTCCGAATTATATAACTGGAGATATTCCTGAAGCAGCCAAAGATAACCCAAATAAATTGAGTAGTAATTATGTAACTAGAATACCTGAATATAGAGATAAAATTACAGGGGAAACCTTTTTAGGAAAGCCTGAAATCAAAAAAATTTAAAACAAGAAGGATTTTAAAGATGATTTGGAATAAAGATTCTTTAGATAATGCTCCAAAAAATTGTATATTAGTTATTGAAACATTAAAGGGTAACTATAAGATTGCCAAGTATGAACTTAAAAATTATGATAGATATGATGGCACTTTAAGAAATAAAGATGAAATTGATTTTCCTTGTTTTTCCGGTTTAGATAAGCCCGGTAGTTTATATCCCATGACTTGTTTAAAATCTTTAATGGAATATGCAGAAAATAGCCTGAAACCAAGTTCTAAATCTAAACAAAAATTAGAAGAATGGAGAAATTCATGTATAGTACTTAAAAATGGAGGAGACTGGAAAAGTTGTATCTTTGGTGGTGAATGTAAGTATTTAAATTATTATAGGGAAAGAAACAATCCTAAATGGTACGTAGATGGAAAGATACTAAAAAATTCTAATGTTAAAAGATGGATGATAATTAACAAAAATGGAAAGGAAGAAGGAATTTGAAATTTAGTAAAACAATTAACATTCTAGTTACAGGTGGAAATGGTTTTCTTGGAATTAATTTTATAAAAAAATTGCAAAGTCAAGGATATCAAAATGTTCTTTATCCCTCTCATGCAGAACTTAATATTCTTGATTTAGATGCTCTAAAAAAATATATTGAAAAAAATAATATTCAGATTATTTATCATCTGGCAGCTCGTGTTGGAGGAATTGGAGCAAATCAACTGTACCCATTTGTTTTCTTTTATGACAATATGCAAATGGGAATGAATATTATTAAATGTTGTATTGATAATAAGTATATTAAAAAATTAATAATGGTTGGATCTACTTGTAGTTATCCGGCAACTCCAAAAACAATTCCATTTATTGAAGAAGAATTATTCTCTGGATATCCAGAGACTACAAATGCTCCATATGGTATTGCTAAACGCTCATTGTTAACGATGTTTAATGCTGCAAAAAATCAGTATTACATAAATGGTATATTTTTAATTCCTACTAATTTATATGGACCATATGATAATTTTTCATTGGATACTTCACATGTAATTCCTGCTTTAATTAGAAAAGTACATCAATGTATTTTAACTAATAGTTCTACATTGAAAGTATGGGGAACGGGAAAAGTTACTAGGGATTTCTTATATGTTGAAGATTGTGCAGAAGCATTACTGAAAAGTTTAGAATGTGATTATAATGGTACATGCCCTATAAATATTGGAACTGGTATTGAATATAATATTGATTTTATAGTAAAAATGATCTGTTCATTAATGAATTGTAATTCAAAAATAGAATATGAATTGAATAGACCCGAGGGTCAATTACGTAGATGTTTAAATATTCAGAAATCTAATAATATTCTTGACTTCAGATATAAGACTTCAATACGAGAAGGTCTAATTAAGACTATTGATTGGTATAAAACTAATTTTCCTAAAGGATGAGGAAATTATTATGATAGAGAACTGCCCAAATGTTTTGTGCAAACTAAATATTTTTGTTTCCCTATATGGAATTGATAGTCCTGATATATCTAAAAAAATTAGTATAATTAATAGTTTTGGAGATAGAAGACAACGTGAGAACTGTCTGGGTTATATTGAACCTTATTTTAAAAATTACGTTCTAGCATTTGATTTTATAGTAGATTCTAAAAAAATTAGTCATGAATTAACTAATCTATACCTAGATTGTACAACTAAAAATCTAAGAGCTGATATAAATATATTAGATACTAAGGAAGGTCGTAAATTAGAACTTTTAATTAATGAGAATTTAGTTGCATTTAAAATTAATACATATAATGTTGCTGGTTCTTTAAGATTTCATAGTATTAATGCATATTATGTTAGTAATGGTGATATAATAAAAAATCAATTAACCAAAATAGTGGATAAGAAAAATATGAAGGAAAAAATCATGAATGAAAATAAAAGGTATATTAAATATTTTTTATCTAGAGAATTGAATTGTAGTGTTGATGCAGCACAAATGAAAAGATTAAACAGTCCTTTAAAAATTTTTTCCGAAACAATAATAGAAGGAGAAGAGGAACAATTTCGGTCTTTCCCCATTAATAAAATAGATAGTAATTCATTAGTTTTACAATATAATGATGAGCATATTATTAATTATTTGATAGAAAGGTGGATGTTAAGAGCTTTTAGCTTAAATAATGAAATTGATAGTTTTGTGGTTCCTAAATGTTTACAGGATTTAAAGGAAAATGAATTTAGAAATGATATTTTATATTTTGTTACGGATAAAAATAACACTGTTATACATTATTCTCTATTAATAGGAGCATATCCCATAAGTAAATTATCTGAATTAGATTCAAATAGAACGGTAATAGTTAATGTAGCATTTAATTTTAGAGATTCAATAAATTCTAAATGTGGTGTTTTAACAGATTATTGGATTTTAAATGTTTGTAAAGATATATTGGAAACCGGAGGATTATGAAAATTGTGCTAGTTGATACATTGCCAGAAAAGATAGAATTGTATAATTTGATAGTAAGAGTTAATTTTTCCTATAATTATCTTAAATTAAATGATTCTAAAGTTGAACAATACATTCACTCTTATATTTGTGAATGAAAATAAAAACCAGAAAGGATTAACAAAGATGAAGTGGGAATTAAATGTTGCTGAAGTAAAAAAGGTAAAAAAGTACAATGTGGGTTATGAGATTCGTGATGAAGTAATTGATGGATCTCCCTTTGGTATTAAGAATTTTAATATTAGGAGAGTATATGATACTGCCACAGGTCTCCTTGTGGGCGATTTGAAGCTAGCACGAATACTATATAGTCGTCTTCATATTAAACCATACAGGATGACTAAAGAACAGAAGGTTGCTCGTATTGGTAGATCTCGAAAAGGTACTTATATATGGAACAATCAAGAAATTAGGCTTTTTAAAGCAGGGGATATTATTATAGCGGAAGATGCTAGTTTGTATAGTTTTCTAGAATTATATTATGCTAAAAACTCTAAAAATGTTGAGAAATTAGAGAATAATAGTTTTAAAATTAAAAATAAGGATCAAGCAGAACGAATTGCTACTCTATATCTAACTGGGATAAAATTAAATGGAGAATGTTTTGATTTTCCAATACCTTATTTAAGTGCCGATACATGTAATACTACTAATACCTCGGAATCTGGATCTAGTGATACTACTGGTAAACTTGTGGATGCTGTAGTTTAAAATATAATTATGAAAGGAAATCGGGGTGTAGCTCAGTTGGTAGAGTCCCGGTTTTGGGAACCGGTTGTCGGAGGTTCAAATCCTCTCACCCCGATACTTAAATTTGACGGAGATTCAAACGAATGAATTTTAGAGGATGTAATGATATATCACAATATCAAACGAAAGAAATAACCTATCGATCTAGAAAGGTTAAATGAAAATGGATTTCAACAATATTTATAATTTATCTATTAATAGTTTATATAATTATTTTGAACATGAATATAATAAAAATCTAGCATTTAATGTTGCTAATTTATCTAAAACATTTGAGCAAGTGAATTTATTTTGTAACTATGAAACAGATATTGGGTTTAAGACTATTTTTACAGTTGATGATTTTAATAAACTTGCTTGGTGGTCATGGGTAAATGATATTGTGAAAGATTTTGGAAAATTAAAAGATTTTACTGTAGTTGATTTTAAAGATAAATTAAAAATTAAAAATGAAATTAATGATTGGTTTATAAATAAATGTGGAAAGTCTTTAGAGTATGATTTTAACAATGATATTATATTGTTAGCTGTTTGGTCTCTATATAAAATAAAATATTCTAAAAGATTTTATCCGGCATACATAGATACCCCGTTTTATAATTCAGATGAAAGTCTAACTAATGTGTCATATATGTATTCTGATAGATATGTAAATTTATTTGAAAATAGTAACTATGCTAGAATTGACTTTGAAATGAATGAAATATATGATATGACAATTGTAGTTCCAAAAAATATGCACGAATCTATTTTTTATTATGGATTACAAAATAATAATAGTATTATACAAGAAAAAATTAGGTTAATTATTCCTAAAATTAAATTTGATACAATTTTTGATTTTAATTTAAAAAATATTGAATTATATAGAAGATTACTTAGAGATAAAAAATTAGATTTAGATAATATTCATATGCTTTCTAAAGTATGGTTTGAATTGGACTACACTAGTTTGAATAGTGAAACCTTAACCATTACAGGATATAGTGGTAGTCCTGGATATAAAGAAGATAAATTAGAAAAAATAGTGTTAATAAATAAACCTTTCTGGATTTATATTAAGAATAAAAAGTGTTATGCTGAGATTATAGCAAGAGTGAATCATTTATGACTAGAACAAATATTAAAACAACAATTGTGAATAATGATGATTATAAAAGTAGGTTTATTAAAAATGACGAATCTTGGGATACATCTGTATCTCTACAAATCGAAGACGAATTTTTTGATGAAGATATTGTAACCATAATAGGAAAAGGTTGTGGTAGAGTTGATAGTAGTAAATAATTTACGAGAATGAATGGAATGAAATGAATCCAGAAGAAATAATTCAAACATTTGTTGAATATGATAGTAATAAAAAAAGATTGTGGAATTTATATCAATATGTAATGCAACTTTTTAAAGAAAATTATAATTCGGATCAAATTATGATAATTGTAAATATGGAATCTGAATACCATTTGAATTTAAAAAATAATATAATCGGGTATAGAAAAAAAATGAACTCAAGATCTAAGTATAAAAAAATTAATTTTTATGAAGATACTCATATTTTCATTGATCTTTTAAAAAATATTTTTTATCACAACTGTAAAATATTTATATGGAAAAGAGACGATTGTTCTGGAAAATGGAGACCAGTATTTTGTAAAGTTCCAAATCTTACATTTAACGTTATAACAGAAAATCTTCTTGTTATTTGAGGAAAGGAAGAATATGCAAAGTTTTTATACTTTTGAAGGTCCAAATTTAATTTGTGATTTGGTAGTTAAAAAAATATATAAAGTGATATTAATGAGTAATTTAAATGATGTTTTGTACTGTTATAAATTTCCAGGATCTATATATAGTTCGATTTCAGTATTAAAAAAATCTTTGTGTGCTATAGCCGATTTACATCTAATGTGCGCGGATTTATCTGAATTTACAGATAAATCTTTAGTTCCAGCTTTGAGAAAAGAAAATAGTGTCATCATTTTAAATAGATATATTGATTATATATTTGCCACTTATCATATTAAAAATATTTCATATGATATAATTAATAATTATGTGTATACCGCATCAAAAGGATGTGTTCCAAATTTAACTTTCTTTTTAGATATGAATATTAAAGATATGAATTTTTTTGATGTTACTACAAATTTCATTTCTGAAAACGAAATGAATATAACTATTACAGACAATATGATAAAAGAAGATATGACTCTTTATGAAGAAGAAAAAAAGGTTTTATTAAAAAGAGCACAAAAAGACCCTAGTCGTTTTCGTGTTATTGAAGTAAGTCATAGTTTAGACGGGATGATAGAAAATATCTATAATGAAATTAAAAATGATATGTGTAGGAGGAAAAATTAGAAATAATATATTGTAATAATTCTTTTTATAGATAGGGAAAGTGATATATTTTGTTATGAATATTTTAATTTTAGATACTGAAGCAACCGGATTTTTCTCCAAGAAACCTTTTAATGATCCTGGACAATCTGCAATAATACAACTGGCTTTTCAACTATACGAATATGATATAAATAGTAAAAAAAATAAACTAAGAAGTGCTTTTAACTCATTGATTAAACCTGAATTTTTTTCATACATACCCGAGGAATCCTATAACGTACATAAAATTTCATTTCAAAATTGTCTAGATTATGGGATTCCTCTTAAATTAGCAACTGAATCCTTTATAAGGAACTTAAATAAAACTGATGTATTAGCGGGACATGGTATAGCATATGATACGAGAGCTATGTATATAACGTTTCAAGCATGTGGAGTTAAAGAAGAGTTTCTAGAGAAATTAAAAAATGTTAAAAAATTTGATACACAGCAAAAAGCCCGAAAAATAGTTAATATCAAAGATAAAAATAATAGAATAAAAATTCCATCATTAAATGAATGTGTATCCTATTTATTTGGACATAATATAGAGAATGCTCATGATGCATTAGTTGATGTAGATTATTGTTCAAAAGTGGTTTTCAAATTATTTGAAATGGGAATTCCTATTTAGAAAGAGATATATTATGTCCATTTTTACACAACAACTAAGAAACTATGATGAAATTGGTATACCTTTAACATGTAAAGAATTAAATGAATATGAAGAAAAAGAGATTGATTTTCTAAATGATTTGGAATTAGATTTTCTTTGCTGTAAATACATTCTAAATTATCGATGGATATATAATTCCAGTAAAAGAGAGAGATTGTTTGTATCAAATAGTTATCCCATTCCTTGGGGAATATGTAGTGATAATACAACTCCTTTAGCTAAAGATTGGAATGCATATTTGCCTAATTATCATGGAAGTGATAACGATTGTAGTATTTTTCTATATGAATATATAAGAAAAAGTGGTTTTAATGTCACAATAGATATTGAATATAAAAAAAATAAGAACTCATTGGATAATTTCATGGTTTTAATGAAAATACAAAATAGAAGTTATATTGAAAAAGGATGTTTTCTAAAATCTTGTTTAGACAATATATTTATGAGAGATATTTTAAAAGATTACCTAATTAAAGATAACTTTGTTTCTGTTGATAATTTTAGGGAGTTCATTAATGTGGATAAATATAAATTAAGGTCGTTAATGAACAATATAAATATTATATATTCCAGTATTGACCATAAAATATATTTAAAAGAATTAATGGAAATAGATAATTATTTAAAATATTTTGAGCAAATAACAGAAAGGTAAAATTAATGCAAATTGAAATTTGTGATAATTGTAAAAATAGAAGTTTAGATACCAAAAGATTATTGTTAACTACTGGACAGGATTTTGATACAGGAACGGGAGAAAATTATTATTTTGATTCAACACATTCATTTTGTTTTGACTGCACTCATGAAATATTAATTTATACGTTACGTGTTTTAAGATCTCAAAATAAAGAATTATATTATAATATCTGTCAAGAAATTAAAAATACTTTTGTTTTAGGAATAGAGGAGCAATTATGAATATTGCTTTCGATATTGATAATGTAATTTGCGATTTTTGGCATTTATTTAAAAAGAAATTTGTAGAGTTAGATTTAGAGTATGATGATGAATTATATTATAATTATTTACCTTCTGAATATAATGCAAAAAAAATTATAAACGATTTATTAATTAAAAGAAGTAAAGAATTAATATTGTTACCAGAAGTAAAAAATTATATTTTACATTTTTATTATCTGTTTAATGAGAGATATCTAACCTTTATCACTGCTAGATATCCTGAAACTAGATTTAGTACAGAACAGTGTATGAAACAATGGTTTCCAGAAATTGAAAATATATTAATTGTATTCTCACATGAAGATAATAAAGGTAATTTTTTAGAGAATTATGAATATTTTGTTGATGATAGATTAGAAAATTTACTTTCTTGCATTAATAAGAATAAAAAAAGGTTATATCTTGTAAATAAACCTTGGAATATGTTGGAGGAACAAAAGAGAATTGTTGATGAAATAAATAAAATTAATTCTAATTTTATTTTAAGGGTAGATAATTTAAAAGAGGTTTTTGAAGATTATTGTATAATGGAGGGGTATGCAATATGAAATCAAAAGTTTTAATTGAAAAATTAAAAGAATTAGATCCGACCGGAGAAATTGAAGTTTGCGATGGTAATCAAGATATTCTTTGTTTGCAACTTAAACCGTCATACTGGGATGGAAATAGTAAAGTGTTCATTAGAGATGAAAAGTTAAAGGGTTATAATATAAAAGGTGTTAAAATTTGTGAAAGTGGAAGCAAAATTAGTATAATATCTTTAAGTTTGGAGGATGTAATTTGGGAAGATCCAAGTGTCGAAATTGATTTAAGTGATCTAAGTTCGGCATCACACATTGTAGAATATACTAATGAAGTTAAGAAAATTAGGGCAGAAGCTTTGGAATTTAGAGAAAAGTATGAACAAAAAGAGGGGTGAACCCCTCTTAAATTCTGCCCATATCGTGGAGTAGTTCTTTTTGCTCCACGATATATCTGGACTGTATGAAGACATCCAATTCGGGTAAGGATTAACTAAAGTATGAAAATATATTTAGCAAGTCAATATGAAAATAAAGTATTGTTACAATTTGTAAGAAAATTTATTCATGAAAATAATTATGACCATGAAATAATTAGTAGATGGATTGATAATCCGATTCTTACTTTGAAAGATGCATCCAGAATGGATTTTCAAGATTTACAATATGCTGATTTGGTTATAGCGTTTTATCCGGGAAAAGTGGGTACGTCAGCTGAATTAGGATTTGCTCTAGCAAAAAATATTCCAATTATATTTGTTTCTCCATTTAAGATAGAATTAGATAATGCAGAGTTGAATAATATCGGTATTCTTCCTGTTGGAAAATTAGTTAATTATTCAGATTTTTTAGAAAATACTAAGTTGGCATCGAATAAAGAAATCACTGAATATTTAGATAAGACATGTGGTATTATTGTAAATGATATTTCATCTTGTTTGAGAATGTTAGATACATATGAACACTATTTAAAACATTCAGATGAAGGGGAATTATAGATGAAAGAAACTAGTTCTAAATTAGATTATATTGAGATTCCAAATAAACCTTTAATTCCACTAGAGAAACAAGGTTATGTTTTATTGGCTATGCATATTTATCTAATGGAAAAATTAACAAACTTACAATATGAATATATTCATGAAAGATATTCTATTTGGGAGGATAACAAAATAAATGATTTGAGATTATCTAAAAAGTTAGGTGTAACAAAACAATCATTGGGAGCAAGAATTGAAAATATTAAATGTAGAATACCTAATTTTAAGAGAAAAGCAAAAAGGAAGGATGACCGAGTGGTTGATGGTGACGGTTCTGAAAATCGTTGAACGTAAAGTTCCGTGGGTTCGAATCCCACTCCTTCCTCTTTTAATTATAGAAAGGCAAGAAAAAGTTGTTACCAATAAAGTACCCAAAAATTCAGTCTATTTTTAAAAGAGATGAGACAAGACAAAAAAACTTTATGATGGGAAATTTTTCCATCCCGGAGTTTCAATTTTTATGTAATAATGAATGGTTATTTACAGAAAAAATAGATGGAACTAATATTAGAGTTTATTGGGATGGAAAAAATGTTGAATTTGGTGGAAGAGAAGATAATTCTCAAATTACATCTAAACTTGTAAAGGTTTTAATGGAGAAATTTACAAATGAATTGATGTTATTAACTTTTGGAGATCGAGGTGGAGTAACATTATTTGGAGAAGGATTCGGAAATGGTGTGCAAAATGGAAAATGTTATCTTCCTGATTGTGTTGATTTTATATTATTTGATATATATGCTGGAGGAGTTTGGTTTAAAAGAGAAAAAGTGGAAAACTATGCTAAATCTTTGGATTTAAAAATAGTTCCAATTGTGGGAAAAGGAACTATTCAAGATGCAATAAGTATAGTTCAAAATGGATTTACATCATTAATAGCAGATTGTCCAGCAGAAGGTTTAGTAATTAAACCCATGATAAATTTGCTAACACGACTTGGAGAACCTATTATAACAAAGATAAAAACCAGAGATTTTAGATTTTTAGAAAAAGATAAGAAAATTAAGATGAATACTGTTTGGGAAAAAAAATATAAATCGATTTCTGATAAAAATTGCTATTTAATTAAAGAAGACAATACTATCGATAATAATATAGAATTTTATTTATATAGAGATGAGGAAGGTATAAAAATACTGGAACGAGATAGTTCAATACCATATACTGAGCCATACTATTCTTATAGTAAGTACATAATTGAAGATCAAAAGGAAATTGATTGGTTAATTAATGAAAAAGGGATGGGATTTTGGGAGGATTAAATGGGGCTACACTTTTTTCTGAATATGATTGTACATATAAAGATCAAGATTTTCATATTTATCGAAAGGGTAAATATGGAGAAATATACATAGCTGAGAATTATATGAAGAAGACATCTGATGTTAAATTTTGTGAGATTGATGCTTGTGAAAATTTAATTTCTAAACAAAAAATAGCTTTAAAGGAGGCCAAAAGCTGGGTAAAAAAATGAAAAGGAAAATTAAATTATTCTTCTGTATTTTAAAATGTATTAAAACAATATTAATTCATAAATGGTATGTATTTTGGGCTGGATTAAAAGTTAAAGCCCCAATATTTAGGTTAATTATTCATGATTGGTCTAAATTCACTCCAACTGAATTAGTTAATTATGCAAGAATATATTACTTAAAAGATATGGATCCTTGGTGGAAAGATCATGATAAAAGGAAATATTATTATTGTTGGTTGAAACATCAAAACAGAAATCCTCATCATTGGGAATACTGGATGACCAGAAGTGGTGTTCCTCTTATTGAAAGAGGTCATGCCATTGTAGATACTCTTACTATGTCTGAATGGGCAGTTAGAGAAATGATAGCTGATTGGATTGGAGCTTCAGTTGCCTATACGGGAAAATATCCTGATTTTAATAATTGGGAATGGTATGAGAAGAATGAAAATAAGATTCAAGTTGATTCTCTAACGAGAGAAAAGATAAAAACAATAATCGAACAATTGAGAAGGAATCAAAAAAGATGAAGAATGAAACTTTGATTGTATGCATTTTAGATCGATCTGGATCCATGAATAGTATTATAGATGAAGCTGTTGGGGGAATTAATAATTTTATTGAAACTCAGCAGAAGCTTCCTGGAGAAGCTAAAATTGTAATTGTACTATTTGATACTGATTATGAAATTCCATATAATTATTGTGAATTAAAGCAAGTTAAATTATTTACTAAGAATACTTATAGTCCTGGAGGTACAACTGCACTTTGGGATGCTATTGGCAAAACTATTAATAATGTAGGCTCTAAACTTAATTCTCTAAACGAAGAGGATAAACCAAATAAGGTTTTGTTCTGTATTCTTACAGATGGATATGAGAATGCATCTAAAGAATTCACGGCTGTTAAAATAAAGGAAATGATTAAACATCAGGAAGAAAAATATAATTGGATTTTTACTTATATAGGTGTAGGTTTAGAGGAAATGACAGATGCAGATATTATAGATGTATCAGGATGTCACAGATATTCAGGAACTATTGGTCATACAATGAATACAATGAATTTACTATATAGTAATGCTAGAATGTGTAAAGATGCAGATGAGGTTAAAGATATGTTAACTACAGAAGTATGGAAGGATAATGAACATGACTTATAGTTCATTACAGGACTCAACATGTATAATATGCAACGGAAGTACGGATTATCGATAATGGTAAACTTATTCTTATAATAAGAAGTTGCTAGTTTTATGAGTAATGAATGAATTAATCGAATTTGTTATAAAAACGGAATTATGGTTTCTTCCGTTTTTTTTTAGAAATGTTTAAATTAAGATAGTTCTCTTAGGACAAACTAAAAAGTTTTTAAGGATCTTATATCCAAAACAAGATAGGAGGATGTATTTAAGATGAATAAGAAATCCTTAGAGTTTATAGATAGGGTTTTGGCTGAAAATGGTATTACGGTTGATAAGCAAAAGACAATCGTAAAAGAGGACGCAGAATTTGATAATACAATATTGCAAGAAGCCAATGAAGTTATTGAGAAAGCGATGAGAACTTCATTGCGTTCAGCTATTCTGGAAAGTTCCATTGAAGATTCAAAAAAATTGGATCGTATTGGTCTAATTGAAGATGCTGAATTTACGGATAGTCAAAAATCAAAATTCTTGTACAATACAATTCATCCAATCATTGAAACTTCTGGTATTCTTCAAGTTCCAAAAGATAATATTCCTGTATTTGTCTCTGGCGTTGTATATGAAACAGCTTTGGCTTTACAAATGGCTAAAGAGGGAATGTTTGAGGAGATTGCTCTTTTTAATGAAATGAATGATTTATATTCTCAAGAAGAGATTGAAGAAGCCACAGTTGAGGATTTAAAAGAAGATATTGAACAAATACTTGAGACTAAAGAATCAACTAAAAAGGAAATTCTTGAATCTTATTTGGAAAGAGTATTTTCAGATTGGAATGTTGAAGATCCTCGGCAACAAAGATTAGTTATTGATAGTGCCAAACAATATATTAAAGAAGGTATTGTGGAGAATTTAGCTATTGATTTCGATGAATTGTCTGAGTTAGATCTTTTAAAGGAAGAACCTGGAGCACAGGATACTGGACGAACAACAAAAGAAATATTGGGTTCCTTAAGACAACGTAGAATAGACGAAAAGATGCTTATGAATAAGCAAGAAGAATTAAGAAAAGCGCAAGAAGCTATTAATAAACCAGGATTGGTACCCAGAATTAAACAATCTTTGATTAATAAAACTATGGGCATACGTAACGCTATTAACAATTTAAGAAATAAAGTAGCTCCTGGATTAAAGGGTGAAAACTTAACTACCGGTAAAGGGATTAGAGCCGCGGCTCAATGGGCAAAACGTCGCGTTGGTTTAGGAAATGTTAATCTTGTAAATAAGTGGACTGTTGGTGCGGGTGCTCTTGGAGCTGCAGCTTTAGCCGCTTGGGCTATTAAGAAATGGCGTGATACTAAAGATCCAAGCAAAGTAGTTGCTTCTCTACAAAGTAAGAAAAGTGCTTGTACTACGGATGCTTGCCGTAAAGCCGCGGATGCTCAAATTTCTAAATGGAAAGCTAAAGTTAAAACTGCTTAATTAAGTTAATTAAAATGTCTGGATATCTTTAGTTTAGATATCCAGACATTTGCCATATGATATTTAAAAATAGAGGTTAGCCATGAATGAAAAACAAATTTTAATTGATAAACTTTTAGAAGAAATGGTAGAAAAAAAAGAAGTTGAAATTACTGAAGATGATATTAACAACTATCCTCTAGAGGAAATTGAAAAAGATATTGATTTAGAATTTGATGATGATGATTATTTTTCCGGAGAGGAAGATATTGAAAATAAAGAGGATGAATCTGAAGAGGAAGAAAAGAAACCGGAAGAACTAGAATATAATGAAGAAACTGATGAGAAAATTGCTAAAGTAGATAGTATTAAATCAGTGGCGAAATATATTGCCAATGTATTAAACAAGAAAGAAGAATAATTAAATGTCCACAACAGCGGATATTTTATTAAAATCCATTATTGGAACTAAATTAACTCAGCAAGTAGAAGATTTAAAATACAAAACGGAAAATTTAAGCAATACTATGGAGGATACATCTACTTCTGTTAGTAATGCTTTATTAACTTTTACTACTACTCTAAATATAGAATATTATATTTCCCATTTTAAAGAGAATACAAATAATTTTGTTTTAAGATTAGATGAAAGTTATGCAGATAACAGTAATTTTTTAGATAGTTTATATAGTTTTTTTGAGGATTATTCAGATTTTCAAAATAATGAGGATTTATTAAATGCTTTAGATATTTCGGATTATACAGAGATTGCTAATATGAAATGTTTGCCTTTTTCATTTATTAATTGGATGGGAGATACATTATTAAAAAGTCTGGTTGAAAGAATATATGATGAATATGAATATCCCGAATTCCTTCTAGGTACTAATTTATCAATTATATATTATAATGCACTGTCATTGGGAACTAAAAGTAATATTACAAATGCTCAAACCTTAATACAACAATTATTAACTATTGATATAGATGCAGGTCAATATCTACAAGATATATATACAGCATTATATTCTATTTATATTGGAACAAATGGAGAAATAAATTATTCTAGATTCTCTAATTATATGACATCTTTAGATATGGAACATATTAGACAAGTAGTTAAAGCTTGTACAATTGTTTTAAAAAATAGTATGACTAATGTTAGTAAAGTTTATAAAGATTACCAATTACCCTCCTTCATACAGTATATTTCATAAAAAAAAAAACGGATAGGTAGTGGCAATTATTGGGTGGAACTACCTATCCAAGACTCGAATAACATATTTTAATATATTATATAATAATACTAGAGGCCATCAATAATATTTCTAATTTGATTTATTGCTTGTTTGTACCTATCAGATATTTTCACAGCCTCATTTAAATCTCCAAAGTGCATTTCTAAACATTTAACCAACAATGATTTGATTTTTTCTTCATCGGGTTTATATGGTAAATCACTTTTAGCGTATAACTCTTCTAAACTTTTTTCTTTTCCACTAAACCAATCTAGAATTTCTTGTAACTTCCATTCTCCTCTTCTTATGCTTAATAATTGTTGAGAGTTACGATCCAATGAAATATCTTTTTCAATTAATATTTGTTCACATTCTAAAAGTAATCTTACACAATGCATGGCAAATTTAGTATCATAACCAAAACGATTTATGGTATCTAATCTTTTTTCACTAGTTCTAGTTTGAGATTGCATTTTCTTAATTTGACTATAGGAATATCCTTTAAATTTATGAAAACAACCCCTATGTAAAAACATTTTTCGATTTTCTCTAACTAAATTTCCTATATGTGTACTATACAAAATACATCTATCCGGCACAAATAAAGAATCAATCATATTTGGATTATTTTCCATACATAGTTGAAAATATTTAACTATTGAAAATATGGAAAAATCATAAATTGTTTTTTTAGAATTATCTTCAACATGATGTTTTTGCCATTGTTCAAATCTTTTAATTTGACTACCAAATCCTTGTATGTCTCCATGTAGATGAGGAAATATATGTTCTTTGTAAGGAATACAAAATCCATAGATATCATAATCAGAATTATCAAGATTAGCTCCGTAAGCAACACTACCCATTTGAACAAGATAATGAATATTATCTTCCATAAATTTAGGGTATTCTCCGGATTTTAAAATATTTTGACTAATGAATCTCTGTATGATATTCAACTTTTTTCTCCTAGTTAAATATTTAAAAGATTTTCATATATAAATTTTGGAATATTTTTTCTTATTACTTTTTTTAGATATTGATTTTTAAGAAAATTAGAAATAGAACAACTAAAATTATTCATATACCCTGTAATTTTGTATTCTCCAAAAGTTTTTAGATAATGAATATTCCTCTTGAGATTCCGCCTATTATAATTTAGAAATTTAAAATATATTAAATTAGGAATATATAAATCATTAATCTTAACAAATAGACACCTATCATCGCTATATTGAGTTATATATTTTTGAATGGAATCATTTAGGTTACGAAATCTATGTGTATGTGTTATATTTAAAGAGGAAGTTTGGGTATTTATATTATGCTGAATTAAAGGTTTTTCTAAAAGATGTCTATATTTTTTCGACTTTATAAAATTATTTATTTTAATTTCTTGTTCCAGACTTATTTTTAATTGATTATGTCGAAGATTTTCTAATACTATTAAAAAGTTGTGAGGTATTATATATGTAATCTGAGTTATTTCAAAATATAGGTTGAGCATTAATAAAAAATCTAAGTTATCTACATAAAAAGTTTTATCTTCTGCTTCTATTTTTATTAAAACATATTTTATTTTTTTATAGTAAGAAAAATATAATAGTAAAAATACAACAAGATTTTTCCATTTGAGTTTAAATTTTATATCTGCCAATATAACTTTAGATTTAATTTCATTTTCTGTAATATAAATTATATTTAATTTATAAAAATAAGCCCCAGCATCTATAAACAGTAGATCAGATAAAATTTTTATGGCATCTTCATCTATTTCCAAATTTTGAATATTTAAAAGATTAATTATATCTTTTGCATGGTTTCTTTTTAGTTCTGGAAATTTGTTTAACTCTGTAGCTTCTAGATCTTTTATATAATTGTCTACTAAATATAATTTATTTAAACCTTTTATTTTCATTTTTAATTCCTTTATATTTGTGGATAAATTTTAAAAAGAGGTAATTTATGCCTAGAAATCAAGCTCGATTAGGAGATACAACTAATCATGGTGGGGTTATAATTACTTCAGCTAAATATACCACATGTAATGGTATACTGGTTGCGAGAAAAGGAGATTTGCATGCTTGTCCAATTCCCGGTCATGGCATAACACAAATAGTAACTGGTAGTCCAGATACTTTTACAGAAGGAAGAGCAAATGCTAGAATTGGTGATAAAACGGGTTGTGGCGCCTCTATTTCTAAAGCATCCAATAATACAGATTGTAATTAATTAAGGTTTAAAAATGGTAAAACAACATTTGGCTGAATTGGATTATTATTTTCGTATATATTGGGAAAATAATAAAATTATTCAACATTGTAATATAAATCTTCCTGAAGTTGAATCTGATACAAATGAGATACCAGAAACTTCTATTTTTGCTTTGATGTTTAATAATAATTATTATTTTGATGAATATGTTTATAATTTTACTGATATTGGAGTAAAATATACTAGATGGTCAATTCCAATTAGAGAAAGATTATTTTGTAACTACGGTCACATTACTAGTTTTATTTCTGATAGTACAGGCAATCAGCAAATTATTTTTATTTCTGATGAACTGGAAAATTTATTTAATAAATTATTAGATTTTCGATTGACAGGTTATGCAGATTTATCTGAAATAATTTATGATGAACTAGAATATACACTTTCTAAACTAATTTATATTTATTTAGATGGTATGATTAATGATGAATATAATCATTTATATGATGGCATCATTAGTGAAGATACAGATGTTGTAGGAAATTTATATGAAATATATGTAGTTAATGAATTATATAATAGAATAAATATTAGTGAGGAATTAATTGGAAGAAAAGATATTCAACTACGGCCAGGAAGAACTCGGATATCTGTAACATCTGATATTTTAACATCTAAATATTTTGAAACTAATGATTTACCATATACCCTGGATTATTTTTATTTGTTTAGAAATGGTGATTTATTGAATTCAGATTATTATTCTGTATCTGATTCAACTGCTTCCGCTATCGTTGATTGGGCTGGATATTCTTTAAGTTCTGTTTTGCAATTAAATGATATTTTAATTGCAGATTATTATGTTGAAATTGAGGTTTTAAATGAGTAATTTAAATGTTGATTATGTAAAGACCTTATATATGGATTTCAATAATCCTAGACTTACTCTTTTTTTTAAACTTTTTGATTTTTTTAGATTAGTGGATGGTCTAGAAGAATCAGCTTCTTCATATATAAAATCTTTAGCGGAAGACAAATTTCAGTTTGAACCTTCTTTTTATATTTCAGCTCTATCAGAAAAGAAAATTGCAGAAAGGTTTTTTGAAAAAGTAATTAGTCAAAAAACTTTTGACAACAATTCAGGAGGGATATTATTATCGCTTTTATCAAATTGGTATGCTGCGCATAGAGTTCTTGCATCCAATATGAAGAAGGGTGTTGATCCTTTCTTCTTAACTAATGATGAACTAGATTTGTTAATACAAAGTTTTGGTTTTCCTTATTCTCCTAAAATAATTTCAAGAAGATTAAAAGTTTCTTTCTTATATAGTTTAATCGAATTTTATCACAAAAAAGGATCCCCTCATGTTTTTGGAGAAGTATTAAAACATTTTGGATTAAATAATACAATTATATCAGAATGGTGGTTATACAAAAGTGAGAATACTGGAGAATTTTATTATCAGTCAATTCCTGTATATCCCAGAATATACAGAAAAGAAACAGAATTTATAGAAACTAAAACTTTTGATGATTTTAATAATGATATACATTGGTATCAAACCAAAGAAATTTTAGCAAATAGTTATGCAAATACGAATATCACATTACCTTCCATTACTCCTTACATAAGTATAAGAGCATCATTTGATATTTTAAAACTAAGGAAAGGAATGGCAATACTACAACAATTAATTCAAGAATCTTATACGTTTTGGATTGAATATGTTTTATCATATAAAGGATCTGTTAAAGGAATGGTATCAGATCCTGATTTAGATATTTTAGAATCAGGAGAATTATATATAATTAGTAACTCGCCTTCTGGAATTTTTTATAACCATCCAAATAGTTATGTTACTAAAACAACCAGATATATTTATTATTCATCTACTATAAATGATGTAGTTTATAATCAAGAAACCAAAACTCATCATGTTTTTAATGGTACAAAATGGGTTGATTTAAATATAATTTTACCATCTAATTTATTAAATAATTTGAAAAATGGGAGATTAAATAAGCCAATATATTTAACTAGTTTTCAAGAAAAATACTCCGTATTAGAAACTATTCTCGCATTAATTTATTTATTTAATTCTAGTAATGATACTACAGATAAGAGATTTTGCATATATCATGGAAAGTATAGTCCATTTGATTTAGAAATAAATGGAATTAGGGATAATATAATTGATGATCCGAATATTTTCTTCAAAGTGTATGAGGAATGGGATAGTTATACGCAAAGACCCTGGTATAGAGAAAATAAAGATCCGGATTATGATTATATATATACTAATTTTCAATCAGAAATAAATAAAACAGATACAGATAAATGTTTAGTTACATATTATAATCCAGCAATATTTATTCAGGCAATGAATGCTAATTTGAGAGATGAATTAGACGATTATATTATTAACGGAAATAGAGATGATGTATTTAATACACTTATTTTAGATTTAGAATCTTATTTGTTAGATATTGCAAAAATTATTGATGTTCCTTTCGTATTTTTATTTACAGGATTTGATATTTATAATACTTATAAAAAAGTGATTGATTTCTTTAAACCATATCGCGCTCGTATATATTCATTTACTGCGGCTTTATCAATTGGTGATAAATTGAATGATTCTTGTTTAATTAGAGAAGATAACATTAAGGAATATAAAGTATGGTTTGGAGATCAATGTAGAACTAATGCTTATAGTAGATTATACTATGATTCATCCAATGTTTTAGATTCGGTAATAGTAAGAACGGAAAGCGTTCTTTAGAAAAAATTAAAAAGAGGTTAATGAAATGGAAATTAGATTACCTTTTAAAGATAAAACAGATGTAAATGATTCTGAAAAAGTCCAATATAATTCTGTAAAAGGTCGAGTTCGTATATATGAACATAAAATAAAAAATAGTGACAAAAAACTTTACCTTTTAAGGGATACTACTAATTTAGTTGTGTTTAGAGGGAGAAATTGGTTAGCTCAGAGAGCATTTAACACCAATATGAGTAGTACTACTATCGATATGAAATCATTGTATCCTTGTTGGTTAGCGATTGGTACAGGAGCGACTATTGCGGGTAATCCAACTGCTGTGTCTTCCCCTGATTTAACCAATACAGAATTATCTGCTCATGGTGTAATTGATTCTGGTATCCGTTATGTTACGGTAGATGATAAGCAATATCATTTATTTGATAATGGTTATCCAACAATCATTGAGGATACAGAAGTTTCTGCAGTTGGATTAACTACATTAAATGATCGAAAATTAATTGCCAAAACAATTACCACATTCGAGGCAAATGAAGCAAATAATGATGGGGGTATTTCTGATTCCTCATCTTATCAAGAAATAAGTGAGGCAGGAGTATTTGTTTCCGACAGTGATGATATATATCCTGTACCCACAATTATGAGGTTATTTGCAAGAGTTACTTTTCCGACAGTTGTAAAGAACAATTCAGTGAGATTAATTATTGAATGGGAATTTTACTTTTAAGAAAAAAATGAGGAGTTCATTAGCTCCTCACATAAAGGCACAGTAACAGAGTATTCGCTTAAGCCGTTTTCTTTTTTTGGAGATGAATAGTTTTATCCATCTCCTTCTCGTTTACTGCCAGAAAGGATTTTTCTAGCGTCAGGTGTTCGTGTTTAAGATGTAACTCCTTATCGGGAGTTACATCCCCACCGACTACAAGCCTCATATCCCGTCCCACTTTTATATGGTAGGAGGGGGCTTCCCCATCATTCCACTCCATAAGAACTTCTCCCGAGGCATAGCAGGCTAAAACCATCTGCATTTCCTTCAGATGCGGAATACTGGAACTCGAGGATTCGAAAACATCACAGGCTAGAACATGGGCCTTGTCTCCGTAGATTTTGAACGGCAACACGTTGATGTTCTCCTTCTCTGGAAAAGGAATTTTTACCAGGAGAAGCATTCCCGGTCGATCATATTCCGATTTTACAACATGAGTAAGATATGGCCTTCCATGTTTCCTTGACCACTGGTAAAGGGCGTCAGTAATAAAAAACATACCATTCTTGCTTTTTACCATCTTCTCCGAATCGAATGCACCCACTTGTATGAAAGTGGGATCCGCTGGATATCCAATACTTATCTGGTGTGGTCTCCACCCGGATTTGGGGGTTACTTGAATTCGATCTTCAATGAGGTTTTCTTTTGAAAAGTTAATAGTTATACATTTCATGCTATATCTCCTTTGAAAATAAAAATTAAGGTTTCAAAAAAGAAACCTCTTAACATTCTCATGTCAATATTTAATATATATAATAGAACTTCTAAAACTCTGCAAAATTCGACAGGACAAACTGTTAAATAAATTAGAGAATTCCTATTTCTAAGTTTTAGGAGGAATAAAAAATGGCAACTTATGTTAGTCCTGGTGTATATACTAAAATAGTTGATCTTTCAGAATATGTTAGAAATGTTCCATCAACTATTGGATTTATACCCATAATTTCAGAAAGAGGTCCAGATAACCAATTAATTTTTACCAACTCTAGAGATTTCTATTTGGATTTTGGAGAGCCAAATATTAATTATGTAGGAAGAGACTGGGGAAGCGGTCCTTATGTGGCATCTTCATTTTTAACGCAATCTGATTCTTTATATGTGGTTAGAGTTTTACCAGATGATGCTTATTTTGCTAATATGTTTTTAGTAGTAGAAGATACTGGTAGTTTAGGTCTTGATTCAACTGCTGATGTTACTATAAGTTATAAAGGAGATTTAGATGATATAGCAGCTATTAATGCTGTAGTTGGAACAAGTGATGACAGCACTTCATATGCTTTAGCTTTTTATGGTATTGGTAGAGGAGCTTTTTACAATGATTTTAAAATTACATTAGAACAATCTCATAATGAGTTTGATAGAGATGAAAAGCATGTATATTATTGGAATCTTTGGCAAAAGCAATCAACTAGAGAAGGAGGTGTTGGCGGAGCATATGAGTATCAAGTAATTGAGAGTCTAGAAGTTTCTTTAGATCCAGATGCTTTAGATAATGGTGGTAGTTCCCTATGGTTGGAGGATTTAATTAATAATAATTCTAGATATGTTAGATGTATTGCTTCAAAAGAAGTTTGTAGAACAGCCGTTTCCAATTCGGCCGATTTTTCTCAACCATTTTATGCTTGGGATTCTGAAGCAGAATGGAGTGCAACAGGTGGAGATGCTGGTACAGGTGGTTATATAGGTGGTTTAGTACTAACAGCGCAACCATTAGAAGACGGTGATGATGGTGAATTATTTAATCCTGATTTAAATAATAACGTTGATCCTACAGTTGCTGAAGAATTGATAGTTCGTTGTTATAATGGTACTTTACATTCTCAAGAAGATCAAGATAATTATGTGGATGAAATAGCTGATAAAGAAAAGATTTATTATTCTTTAGTTTTTGATGGTGGTTATCAAACAAAGAATGTAAAAACAGCAATTCTAAATCTTTGTATTCGAAGAGGAGATTGTGTTGGTATTATTGATAATGGAGACAACAGTACTCCTCAAGCAGCTATTAATCGAAGAAATAGTTCTACAACTGGTGATTATACTTATGGTATTAATAATAAAGCTGTAGCTATATATGAGGGTTATAGTAAAGTTTATGATCAATTTACAAATTCCTATATTTGGATGTCCCCATGTTATCATATGGCAAGAGTTATTCCTTATAGTGACAATGTAACGGATATTTGGTTTGCCCCGGCTGGATTTAATCGTGCAGTTATTGCTGGAATTGCTTCATTGAGGTATAGTCCTAATTTGGCTGATAGGGACCGATTTTATTTGTTACAACTGAATCCCATAGTTAGGTTTAGTGATGTTGGTGATGTTGTATTTGGCCAGTTAACTTCTCAAGCTAGGCCAACTGCTTTACAAAATTTACCCGTAATTAGAACTGTGCTTTATATTCAACGAGCTTTAGAGCAATTTGTTAAATATTATATTTTTGAACAAAACGATGCAGATACTTGGGGAGCTATTTCAACTCAGGTAAATTATTTCTTAAATGTAATGAAAACTAAACGGGCTTTATCTTCGTTCTCGGTCGAAGTTGGTTCTACTGAATATGAAATTAAGGCAAAGATAGTTCATATTAATGTAACATTGGTTCCTGTTACAGCTATTGAACAAATTCACTTAACGTTCTTCATTAAGTAATTGAAAGTGAAAATCCAGGGGGATATTTATTTATCTCCCTGGATGTTTTAAAAGATAATTATTTTTGGATAATTATCTTTTAAAATATTTTTGAGGAAATGGATAAATTTAAAAATTAGAATTTTATTTATTTCAAGGAGAAAAAATTATGGCTTCTTATACTGATAGTTTTATGCATATAGCAAATGGAGCTAATAAATTTACACGAAGATGGGGATCCTCCAAGGAGAGCACAGATGCAGTTGATCCATATATAACTGGATATCATTTTATAAATTTTAAAGAATTTCCTACATTAGGAAGTCGCATGCTTTCTACAGGACCAAAGCAAACTGGTCAGCTTCAGCGTACTCTAGAATCTGTTTGTACTTCCGTGACTATTCCTGGAGCAACATTAAATAATGCGGAGTTTACCGGTTTAGGTGGTACTAAATTTACTTATCCCACTAATGCTGACTGGGATAATACAGTTAGTCTAAGATTTACAGAATGGTCGGGTGCTGTAGTACATAATATTATACATGCATGGATAAAAATGATTTGTGATACTAGATATGGTATTAATACCTCCAGTTTGTTGGAGGGAACAACCAAGAAAGATTTTGTAGCTGCTATGTGGTATTGGACTACAAAACCTGATGGATATAATGTAGATTTCCACTCTTTGATTACAGGAATGTATCCAACTAAAGATCCGACGGATCAATTTGGGCATGATTTAGCAACTGTTGATAAATTAGAATTAGATATTGATTTTAAATGCGATGTTATTTGGCAAGAAGAGTTTACTTACGTGGCATGCAAAAAGAAGGCTCAAGAATATCATGATGGCGGTAGAAAAACATTCGATACTTATCCTCATTTAACTGGTGCTTAATAATTAATAGATTGGTACCTGTATTAATTGGATATATTTTAATACAGGTACCAAATTTCATCTAAACTAGAAAGGTTTAAAAAATGAAAGTATTTAAAGGATTTAATATTGAATATCCCTCTTATAGTGTTATTGCTCCTCAATCGGGGGACACATTTGATGTAAGGTGTTTAACTGTTTCTGAAGTAAATGAATTAAAACATGCTGGAATTATACCATCAAGA